TCTACTGGTTCTTGCGCTGATAAACATCTCGCTGGGCGCAGAATTATGCTCCACACGGTCCGACTTCACATTCAGCACAGACTGCAAATGCGGAGGTAACTCATTAATCCAACGCTTCATCTCCGCAAACAAAGCATCAAATAACTGGGAGCTAGTCGGGGCCGTAACCACAACCTTATTCGGGTAATGCATCAAAAAATACCACAACATCGCCCAAGATGCTGCCGTTGACTTGCCCGTGCCATGCCCAGACCTGACGCTAATCTTACGCTCACCAGACGCAATCGCATCCAGAAACTCAGCCTGATACGGCAATGGCTTTACGCCCAGCACTTCCTCAACAAACAAAGCAGGTTTCTTAACATAACGCTGGGTAAAATCCAGCATCGTATTGCTGGCTAAATCATTCACCCTGCACAACCTTCATCTTACGCAAGGCATCCAAATGCAAATCCCCAATATTAATCTGCACATTCTGCTGATTGCGCGTGCCATACTTATCAGGATTATACGCCTGCGCTGCAAGATTATGCTGACCCACCTTCTGCTTCAGCAAACCAAGATCAATCTGGCTCACATTGGCCTCACTCACATCACGCTCACCACTCAGCGCCTCCATAACCTCACGCTGCCTGCGATGGCTTAAATCAGATATAGCTTCAAAACCTGCCTCAAAATGTGCATCTGCAGCGTCCTTACGCGCCGCATCTATTGCACGGGTATAATCCTCATTCTTCAGCAGCAAATTGTTAAAATAACCCCGACTTACATCAAGATCAGCAGCTAAATCACGCAAAGACTTGCCCTCAAGCAACCACTCACGCACATATTCAGCACCACCCCTGCGAGACAACTCAGCTAACGTCTTTTTAGCTAAAGGCCTACCTGCCATGCTATGCTCCACGTTTGTTTTTCGGAAATATTACTGTGATATTGCTGCAAAAGCAATGGGGGCATGGGGGGCTACGCAATGCCTAGCTGGGAGGAGAACTAGGCACGTATGGAGAAGAACGTAGCCCTGCGAAAAACATAACACAAAATTTGCTGTGTGAGAATGTATAATAATAATAGGGGTAGGGGTGGGGCTAGACGGGGGGGGTCAACAAAGCAAAGCCGCCAGAAAAGCCAGACCAAACTTGCCAGACAATATATATCAATATGCTAATTCGTATAATAGTTATTATGTTAACAAAATGCTACCATATTTAGTATGTGCATTGCTTGTTTATCTATATCTTGATTGGGTACTATATGTAGTGTTTTTGCACTGCTAAAACTGGCTTAAATACTGCCAGTTCAGCTCTTAATTGTACTAACTTTGCCTAAATATGAACAATAAAAAACAATAGTATTGCTTTTGTTTTAATTTTGCAGTATTCGCGCATGCGCGTGCACGACTTGGCTTTTAATGTGTTGTGTGTCGTTTTTCTTAACAAATGTTTTTTTATAAGTTATTGATTATATTACTTTCTTTTTTCTTGCATATCACTATTATATCATGATATAACTTTGATATAAACAATAAGAAAGGGAAAACCAATGATTAAAGAATACGGCAATTGCTTAGACAATGAGCGCTCAATCAAAACAATTGTAAAAACTGGCACTGGTGCATTTAATAGAACAATAGAGTTGATTGAAGTGACAGAAGGCTATGAGCCAGCTGGCTCTGCAATGCGGCATACAAAAGCAGGCTACAGAGTTTGCACATATGACCCATTCGACAACAGTAGATATTCAACTCAGTACAAATGGTATAGCGAAGCTAGTGAGCGTTTTTATTCACTAACAACGCCAATTGAAGCAATAGAAGATTGATGCATCTAGGGCATTGTTGCGGCAATGCCTATACATGCACCAATGCATGACAACAACAATAAGAAAGGGAAAACCAATGCAAGATATATTCCAAAGTGTAATAGACGATATTCACGACAAGCTAGAGAGCGATAATTACGGCATAGACACATACGGCTGTGACTTACACAACGAGCTATGCAACACAGACTATTTCATCATAGGCACATATCAAGCCAAAGAATTTCTTGGCGGTCACGTCTTTGACGCAATTGAAATGGTCAAAGATTATGAGCAATCAAACTTTGGGGAAGTATCAACAGATTTAAGCGAACCAGAGCGAGTTGTTAATATGCTTGCATATATTATTGGCGAGTATGTGCTTGCTGAGAGTGACCACCTTCAAGACAAGTGGGATGATCGCTTAACTGGTGATGACCTTACTAAGATAGCAGAAGAAATAGCATGTATTAATTCAACAAAGCTATATAGAGAGGCCGCATAATGAACACGCCAGAAATACAATTCATATTAGGCTTTATTACATTACTATTTTTTACATTTATTACAATTTGTGCACCGCACATAATTCAATACTTAGGGAGTTAAAACCAATGTACTATGAATCAAATAATTTTGAAGTTGACTATTACAAAGGCTGGTTAGTGATTACAGATAAGATTGAAAATAAAAACGAATGTGTACAGCTAACAAATCAGCAAGGGAGAAACATAACTAAAAATCAATTTCAAAGCTCTTTAAATACTAGCGGCGATCTAGACAAAACTTGCAAGGTATTTATGAAACTTGCAGCTAAACAAATATAAGAAAGGAACCAAACCAATGACAAAAGAACATTTTGAAAACAGAGTAAAAAAATATATTGCAAATGCTAAAACGCTTGACTCAATGGATGCAGAGCAAGCCGAAGCAATCAATGAGCTAAAGAAAACGCTCAAGCGCGTTGTTAGCATGTTATGCGAGTGTCATGATATTTATATGTCAGACGTAGGCAAGTTAGAGCGTGGTTATAATTTATTAAGTAATGCCTTTGATACAGAGCCAACAGAATGGGAACTTGATAAGTTTGCAGAGTACGACATTCAATGGCCGCCAAAAAGTAAAACTAAAGTAAAAGGGAGTTAAACAATGTCATTTGAAAACGAAATAGATAATGCAGAAATGATAGATATAGTTTGTAAGCTGCAAGGCTTGCCAGAGTATCGCAGAAAAGAAATATCTATCTTGCTAATGCACTCCACGCTCAACGGCTATGCTTCAGAACAACTCGCAGGGTTTGCCGCAGGGTTAGCAGAAATAAAGCAAGCTGAGCAAGCCAAGGTAAACTAAGCACCCCATTTCCCCACCTAGGCCGCGCTCTAAGCGGCCTTTTTTTATTTCCTAGCCTTACCCTTGCTTTTTTTCGTTTCGCTCACTGGTGGCGCTAATTTCGCGGCCTCTGCATAACATGCGGCATAACCTGCCAAGTCTAGAGCACCATCAAAATCTGGTTTATGCGACAACCGAGCAATCTTAAGCAATGCCATCATAGCGCAAACGTCATGCGGCTCTATGCTCTTGCGGCGTTCAAGGTAAATATTCCATAGCGCCGCAATCTGTCCAAAATTGCTTTCTATGCTTCCGTAATCTTCAGAGCGCCGCCCGTGTAAAATCTTGTTTGCTTCCTCTAGCAATTCTGCCCGTATTGTTTTTGTCACTGCCCTAGCCCCTTCTTAATCTGCATTGCGCGAAACTTAATCGCTTGCTTTTGTTCATCGGTCCAACTTGGAAGCTTTACCCCTAGCACCTTCGAGCGATCCCAAAAGCCGCGCAATTCATCTAAATCTGTGATACTCGCAAGTTTGCTTTCAAAGCTCTGCAACCTGTTAAATTTATTCGTACCATGCGGCACGATCCGAGCCTCTCCAGAATCTATTTTTTTCTTCAACCAAATATCCATTTTTATTTTATTATCTCCAACTCAAAATTCATAACGTGTTTTAACGTGTTCACTACTATCACGGTTTTATTTTATATATAAAACCGTGAAACCGTGAAGATGAACCGATTTCACTATTTCTTCACGGTTTTTCACGGTTTTTCACGGTTTTTCCCTGTAACCTATTGTTTTTGCAGCATTCGTTAAAATGGTGAAACCTCCTCACTTGTGCTTAATCGCCCTTCTTTGGCAATTATCCAAATTTTGCCCTCATTCATCTCGCAGTAGCCTTTTTCGATCAATTTCGTGAGCGTTTGGGCAAAGGTTTGAGCAGGGTTTTTTGTTGTCACTTTGCCGCAAAAATGCGCCTCCAAATCCTCTTTGCTGATACACCAAAATTTGCGTGCTTCTGGGAACCCTGCCCCTGTCGGATTGGCGCTACCTACACGCTCACCCCTGAGTTGCATAAAGCACTTTTTAAACAGCTTTTGGTTTGACCCTTGCGGCCTCGTTTCGTTTGTTGCGTCATCCATCTCATCTTTTGTTGCCTCTCGAATGACGCAAGTTGTCACTGCTTCATCATCTGAGTCTCGCCCTAGCTCTACTATTTCCAGTATAAAGTTAATTTCTGAGCCAGTTTCCATATCTCTTTGTTTTGTCGCTTTTGCGGTCCTGACTTTTGACCCTTCGTCCTGACTAAGCTCAACTTCAGTATCTACCAGAGCTTTTAGCGAACTAGCGCCCCTAGCGCCTTTAGAGCTATCTTTTCCCGAATGATGGACGATACACACATGAACACCTGTTTCGTCCCTCAGTTCGTCCAATTTTGCGCCAAATCGAGACATTGCCGAGTTATCATTTTCATCAAACCCATGACCGCCAGACGTAGCCCTTGCGAGCGTATCTATGATTAACATTTTTACTGGCCCATGCTTTTTTGTTAGTTCGCTGATGATAGCTTTTACTTTTGCTATATCTTCTTGAGCGTCATATAGATTTATTGGGCTTGGCCTTACTGCAAGCTTAACATTTGTATGTTCTGGGTATTTTTGTTGCAGCGCTACAATTCTATTTTGGTATAGATAGCCGCCTTCTGTAGCAAGCAAGAGAACGCAACCGCCATTTACTCTACTCCCTAGCCATTCTTCATTTGCAGCGATATGCCAAGCGCAATGTGTAACGAAAAAAGATTTACCTACATTGCTTGGCCCATAAATAAGTGAGATTGTATTTTCGCTAAACCAGTTTTTAACTATATATTTTGTATTTAGCTGAACTTGCGCCTGATCTGGAAATATAACCTCGTCTAATACATTTACTGGCTGTAGTAGCTTTTTTGTAGCTTCAGCGCCTTTTGTGCACCAAACGTCATTCCAATCTTGCCCTTCTGTTGGTGGCAGAATGTGCTCTACACCGCATTCTATAAAAGCTTTTTCGCAAGCTTTACGCCCTGCCTCATCGTTATCGCCTGCTATGACAAGTCGTGCATTTGGCTTTACCTCTTGCAGTGCCTTGCATACGGCTGAGATATTTCCAGCGTTTAATGCGTGCACCGCAGGTTTACCCGTTGCTTCAGCTACAGACGCCGCAGTAGCAAATCCCTCACAAAGATAAGCAAACTCCTCGATTTTACCGCCTACTACTGCGAAATTGCCTGTGACGGGCATTTGAAAGCTGAACTTCTTTTTTCCGTCTGGCTCAATAAACTGTGTGCCTACGCGCTCACCTTTGTTATTAATAATGGTGATATGTATGTCACCTTCATCTATCTTTGCGTTATGCAGCTTAATCCGCTTTTGCGTGAGATATGGGTGTAATTCTTGCGGCTCTGGTAGCTTTACCACTTTTTCTTCTTTTTGCATTGGTTTCCATTCTGGCAATAAGCCTTGCTGCCTCATTATTTCAGTTATACTTTTCCAATCCTCGCACTGCCGACAATTAACTTTAACTTCGCCGTG